AGTGAAATTCAGACAGGAAAACTCCAGGCTGCGCAGGCGAGTGTAACGTTCAAGTGCTTCAGTGAACGCGGGGCCGCTGATAGTGACAGGGCCTCTTTTTAGGTGCTCCATCACTGAGAGTCGCTGTCCTTCGGGGATTTCAAGTAACCCAGCCAGTTGTGCGGTCTGCCAACGGTTTGGCAGCGCGGCCAATTTTCGCCACAAGCGGCGGGTCGCACGCTCACGGATTTCACCAATGACTCTCGTCAGGGTGGATGCGGCTGGCAACAACACTTTATTTTGAAGCAACCACGCGGTGGCAAAATCGAACATCAGTCCGGGGCGTTCATTACTGAGCCATGCACGGGTATACAGCAATCGCTTCAGTCTGAACGACCACGGGAAATCACCGAAATCATGATAGCTATAGTGCTGCCTGATAAGCCCGTGGTGCTCCCAACGTGTGTTTTCCCTTTGAGCATAGCGGGAAATGATCTCTGGATAGCGGATGTTAAGTTGCCTTGCGACATAAAACTGGACACCGGGCGGTATTTGCATGAGATCGGACAAGAAGGTTCCCAGAAAGCGGGCAGTTGTGAGTTGAAGGGCAATTCCCAACCGGTTATGCCTGCCCCTACGCAGGTTGATGAAAGTAAGGTCTCGCTCATCAAGATGAAAATACCGTGCCAGCTGGATCTCGTTTGGCTCTGCGGCATAACGCCCGTAGTTCTGTGTCTGTTTGTCGGTCAGAAAATCAGCAGCCATCACGCATCCTTTCGTAAACGGGTGTTCTGTTCTCTTTTTAACCGTCTCAAATGTTATGAGTTTTGATACCACCCAAAACGGTACTGAATGTCAGTATCAAAAATCGTGATTTATGCATTATGATACTACACAGTATCAATATCGATTTGTGAGACACAAATGGCATTGTTGGGGTATGCAAGGGTATCAACCAGCCATCAGAAACTGACCACACAGATTTCTGAACTCAAAGTGGCGGGCGTGAGAGATGATCGGATTTTCACTGACATGATGTCGGGAGCAACCGATGGGCGAGAAGGGTTGCAGCGGCTTCTTGCTCGAGCAGAAAAAGATGACATTATTCTTTGTACCAAAATGGACCGTCTTGGCCGCAATACTGCGGATATGATCACTATCGTAGATACCTGCTATAAAAAGGGTATCGCTATTCGATTTCTTGAAAATGGCCTAAGCACCGAGGGGACGATGGGCAAGATGGTCATTCAAATACTGGCTGCTGTGGCTGAGGCGGAACGGGAGCGCATTCTGGAGCGGACTAATGAAGGTCGAATAGCGGCCATGGCATCTGGAGTGAAATTCGGACGTAAACCACACCGTCAGTCTGACATGGTGCGGGAGTTAATCACACAAGATGCACCAGAGAAAACTATACTGGAAAAAACGGGCGTATCGCGGGCGACCTTTTACCGAATGAAGAAAAGGACTCGGATAGAGCAAATCGGGGTTATACGTGAAAAGACGAAAAGATAAGACGATGTTAAAAATGGAAGAAAACAAAATTAATATCAACCGAATTCACTTCCTTTATGAAGCGTTGGCCAAGAGGCATGCTTCTCCTGAAGAGACCTACCATGCTATCCTAAATAAAGGGCTAAAAGCCTTTAACCTGTCCCTGGGTATTATCAGTCAGATAGAGGGGGATCGTTACTCTCTACTTTCAGTTTCACCAACAGGAGGAGATATTTCAGCGGGCATGGTTTTTGAGTTAAAAAATACCTATTGTCAACGAGTGGTCAACGAAAATAGGATAATAAGCGTTGAACATGCAGGAGAGCACCCAGATTTTAATACTCATCCCGTCTACATTGGCATGCAGCTTGAAAGTTATATCTCGGCACCAATATGGGTGAGAGAGAAATTATGGGGCACACTTAATTTCTCTTCCACTCAGGTAAGAGCAATGTCGTTCTCTGAGGATGACTATGAATTCATTAGTTTAATGGCTGAGGGTGTTGGCTCGTTAATCGAGATGAACTTATTAATCAGTGAAAATGAAATGGTTATTTCAGCGCTACGAAAAAACAACGACATTCTCGAAGATATTTTTAAAAACTCAACCATCGGGATGGCGCTGGTAGCCCCTTCAGGCCTATGGATAAAAGTTAACAGCTCACTGACCAGTATGCTGGGGTATACTGAAGAGCATCTGCTTTCCATCAACTTTCAAAATATCACCCACCCTGATGATTTAAGCACGGATTTAAAACAACTAGAGGCACTTTCTCGAGGAGATATTCCTTTCTACCAATTGGAAAAGCGATACCTGGCGGCGTCAGGCCATTATATATGGATCCTTCTGAGTGTCTCTCTAGTACGTGAGGATAACGGTAATGTCAAATATTACATTGCTCAAATTCAAAGTGTTGATGAGCGAAAAAGGATGGAGGTGGAGCTAAAAAAACAAAAAGAGGAACTGCACAAGGTCAATATTATTTTGGAGCGCATGGCCACGGAGGACAGTCTGACAGAGATTGCCAATCGCCGAAAGTTCATGCTCTGGTTTGAGAGTGAAATGACCAGAGTGGCGCGCCATCCCGTTCCTGTATCACTTGCCATTGCCGATATCGATTTTTTTAAATCGTATAACGACTCCTATGGCCACCAGGAAGGTGACTTTGCCCTAAAGAATATCGCCAGAGAACTCAGCTATACCCTGCGAAGCCAGGATAAAGTCGCGCGGTTTGGCGGGGAAGAATTTATCATGCTTTTCCCTGAAACGGATGAAAAAGGCTGCTTTTTGGCTTGCGAAAGATTACGAAAAAGCGTTGAAAACCTGACATCTCTCAGAAGAACGGTCACGATCAGTATTGGTGCAGTGACATTCCATCCGAAAGAAGGGGAGCTTGTTCACTTTGATGATTTATTGAAAGTAGCGGACTCAAAGCTCTATGAAGCGAAAAGGTCTGGGAGAAATCAGGTCAAAGTGGTCTACTTAGATAACCCTCTGAAGTAATCTCTTTTCTCTTTCAATCTGGTTTAGAATAGGGTCTCTGAATCGCCACGGATAATCTAGACACTTCCGAGCCGTTGATAATACTGGTTTTCATATTCTGTCGGTGACATCTGATCGCTAGAACCATGCCGACGCTTACTGTTATAAAACATTTCGATGTAATCAAAAATATCGCTGCGGGCTTCTTCCCGCGTTCCGTAGATCTTTTTCTTTATCCGTTCGCGTTTCAACAACTGGAAAAAGCTTTCTGCAACCGCATTATCATGGCAGTTACCGCGACGGCTCATGCTGCCCTCCAGGCCGTGTGATTTCAGGAACGACTGCCACTCATGGCTTGTGTACTGACTGCCCTGATCCGAATGAACCAGCACCTGTTTTTGGGGATTACGCCGCCATACAGCCATCAGCAGTGCGTTCAGGACAATGTCCTTTGTCATCCGGGATTGCATGGACCAGCCGATAATTTTGCGTGAGAACAGATCAACAACCACGGCAAGATACAGCCAGCCTTCGTGGGTCCTGATATAGGTTATGTCGGTTACCCAACGCTCATCCGGAGCATCCGGATTGAACTGTCGCTGGAGCCTGTTGGGCGACACGATACTGGCCTCGCCTTTACGTGCCCGCGGGCTCCGGTATCCGACCTGAGCCTTTATCCCGACACGTTTCATCAGTCGCCAGACTCTGTTCACTCCGCACTGTTGCCCGCTGTCCCGCAGATCCAGATGGATTTTGCGATAACCATAGACGCATCCCGATTCCAGCCAGAACTGTTTAATCTGTCCTGTCAGTCTCAGGTCTGCCTGATGGCGTTGTGAATGCGGCTGCTGAAGCCAGGCGTAAAAACCACTGGGATGAACATCCAGCACCCGACAGAGCAGGCGAACAGGCCAGCAACAGGTGTTGTCACGGATAAAGGCGTACCTCAGTCGGACAGCTTTGCGAAGTACGCCGCGGCTTTTTTTAATATGTCCCGTTCGTCGGTAACCCGCTTCAGCTCTTTCTGGAGACGGCGGATCTCGGCCTGAGCATCTGACTGTTCTTTATTAGTGGAAGAATCCGGACCGTACTTCTTTATCCAGGCGTAAAGGCTGTGGGTGGTGATATCGAGACGTGTTGCAACGCTGGCAACAGAATAACCGCGATCAACAACCTGTTTGACTGCTTCAATTTTAAACTCTTCGGGATAACGCTTACCGCTCATGGGCACCTCTCTTTAAGCCATCTTAAATGACTCTGAGGTGTCTGTTAAACCCGTGGCGATTCACTCTGATGCTTTACCGCTCCAATGCGTCGGCTAAGCTCTCCGGTGACACTCCTGCGTACCGCATTAACAAAATCATCATCCTGATAACGACTCTGAATCGTGATGCCTAACCCTTCCCCGCGTTCGACGAGTGAGTATTGCCCTTCAAGTTCCTTAAGCTTTTCGTATAAGATTGAAGCAGCGTTAACATTATTTATATTCATTTCCTTTTACCTTGCCGCAGTTAGCCTGCACCGAAATGTTGTGCGCCAGAATGTCGCGCTTGGTCTGCATATCCAGCACGTCGATATCGTGGTCGGTAAGGTAGATGATCCGCACCCAGCTGCACGCTGTATCAACCACCACCGGGGCGGGTAAATCTTTCGCGCAGCTCGCGATCAACATCGTCATCGCCCATACGCTTAACGTCTTCCTGTACATCACTGGCCCCTTTCGTGACTTCAGCACGGCGTTCTGCCGCGGCGACAGTAGCAGCGGCGTTTTCTTCGGCGCGCTGCTGTTCGGCTTTGGCTTCCGCCTTACTTGTTCCGCGAGCATGACCGATGCCAAACGCACCAGCTATAGCGCCCAGGATGACGACCACCAGCCCAGCAATAATTTCAAAGCTCATTGCTGTGACTCCTTCAGTTCGTCGGCCTTTTCTTTCAATGCTGGCTGGCGTACGTATTGCGATAGCACGGCCAGCACCACCAGCGCAGGGCTAATCAACGCAACAATGTTTGGCGGGAGGATATTTTTGATATCCGGCGGCAGCACCGCCCAGGCGTGCAGCGCAGCATCCGGGAACGACTGAGCCCACATGCCAATCAGCGCGCCGATAGCACCCAGCTTTACAGACCACGTTTTCAGCAGCAGGCTGGCATGGTCTACGAACTCCAGCCGGGTGTATTTGCGCAGAAGTAACAGAACGAGCACAGCCACCAGCACGAGCAAAGCGAAAATGCTCATCTTCACAGGACGCGCTCCTTAACCCAGCCGTAGAGAAAATCCTCGTTGGCTTCGCGGCCCTCAGCCAGTTCGAGGTATCTGGCACCCTGGCTGCAGTTCAGCGCGCGCAACAGAACCTGTTCACCTTCTTTCCCGCGGGCAGAAAGATATCCCTTAAGCGCGGTGATGGTTCGGGGGCCAATGGCACCATCCGGGATAAGGTCGGGATACAGCTTTCCGCGCATATTCAGGGCAGTGAGCCAACGCTGAAAGAACTTACTGGCGACGCTGGGCCCCATGTTCACGCCAGTGTCGCAAAGCTCATCTGCCAGTAACGTAGACAAACTCGCCACCTGGTCGAACCGGGGGCCAGTCCAGTAATCGCTCAGCAGGATTTTCTTTGCTGTTTCCCTGGGTAGGTTCCGCATATCACCGGTGTATCCATGTGCACGGGCGGTGGTTTGCGTGATTCCCCAGCGGGTCGGCCCGCCTTTATCAGAGGGATGATCGACATAACCCCCTTCCTTTCCGAGGATGCCCTCGATAATTTGATCTGCTGTCATGGTTAAGCCTTGTTATCGCCGCCACCGATACCGAATCGGCTGGCAAGATATTTCATTGCAAACGCTCTGATGGCGTCTACGCCTACGAACCCAACCCCACCGCCAATGGTGATTGAGAGAGTTTTGGGGAAGTCGAAGTATTCAAGCCCTGATGCGAATGTCAGCGTCAGGGCTCCGCAGAGTAATCCTTCGAGCAGCATTTTTTTCCAGCCGCCACCACCATAGGCGATACGTAGACCCGCCATAAAAACGGAGAGCAGCACGGCCCCCAGCGGCGTATCTCCGCGCCACCAGCTCTGCAGCAATTCCAGCAGATCAGGCCAGTTACTCGGGTTAGTAGGCATTTTCATAGTCTCCACCTCCGGGTTAACGGGGTGCTGTGTGTATTGGAAAGGGTTCAGGCTAGCGGGCTCTTATATCAAAGGGTAAGAAAGGAGTGATTCCCGAAGCCTGAATTGGGTGGACACCACAGCAGTTGGGAAGGTGGTGACCGTTTATGTTTTATTAATCTTTTCTATCTCGCTGACTGTCTGCATAAAGCGTTCAGTTTCGAGTTCAACACCAATAGCGCGGCGACCGAGTTCCATTGCTGCTTTCACGGTGGAACCAGAGCCCATAAAGAAGTCGGCTACGATGTCACCCGGCTTACTGCTGGCGCTGATAATCTGCTTAAGCATGTCAGCGGGTTTTTCACATGGGTGCTTACCTGGGTAAAACTGAACAGGCTTATGCATCCATACGTCGGTATAAGGTACAGATGCGGAAACGGAGAAGTAACGCCGTAGCGTCTTATACTCTTCGAGCAACTCTGAATATTTGCGGTTTAATGATTGGTAGGTAGCCACCAGCTGATGATGCGGATGTTCAAGCTTCTGTTTAAGGTGCTTTTCAATCGCTATACGTCTGAATAACGCTTGTAGCTTCTGATAATCCACTTCATTCGGTAACGACCACTGACTGAGTCCAAACCAGTGGGAGGCCATGTTTTTCTTCCCGGTCGCCTCGGCTATCTCTTTTGTTGTTACTCCCAGTGCATCACGTGCATCTCGAAAGTATTCAATCAGCGGTGTCATTACATGCTGTTTGAGTTCGGTGCTTTTGCTCTCGTAATCGTTTTGCTTCCCTGTGTACGGACCTAGATAATGCTCAGCAAACAAAACCCGTTCCGTTGATGGGAAGTAAGCGCGTAGGCTTTCTTTGTTGCACCCGTTCCATCGTCCCCACGGTTTAGCCCAAATTATATGGTTCAGAATATTGAACCGGCTCCGCATCATGACCTCGATATCTGAGGCCAAACGGTGACCACAGAACAAGTATATGCTACCCGCAGGTTTGAGAACTCGTGCGTACTCAGCCAGGCATCTATCAAGCCAGCGTAAGTAGTCCTCATCCCCTTTCCATTGATTGTCCCAGTCGTTCGGTTTCACCTTGAAGTAAGGCGGGTCCGTAACGATTAAATCAATGGAGTTGTCCGGGAGGGTACCGATGTAGTGAAGGCTATCAGCATTGACTAACACAACACTGTTTATTTTTACAGTATTTTCCATAGATCAGTAAGCTTAACTCTGATAGGCTCACTTTGCTTTTGCGCTAAAGCAGTGGGCCTTGGTTAGCTTGTGACCTGAAAGCATGAGCTAATGGCTGGCAGGGTGCGTCAACACCCTCCAGCCGCCCATTTCCACAGCAGAAAGCCCCCATTACTGGAGGCGCTTATAACATCCGAACTGATAATCAGATAACCCCGCCATTACCAGCTGCGTAAGTATGAGCTGACAGCGTTCGCGGCTGAGGTGGGTGTTCTGTGCAATTTCTCCAGCAGTAGCCGGTTTATCGCTTAACTCATTGAAAACAGCCTTTGCCGTTTCCGTCATATCTTGCTGGTTTAGCATGTCTTTTACCTTATTTATTTGGCGTGACATACAGATAACTCTGGTTCATTTATCCAGCAAGAACTATCTATCCAATAATAAAAAAACCCCGCAAAAGCGGGGCTTCAATATGTTTTAAGTTCGTGTCTAAGTGACCGCTCTTAACACATTAATATATAAAATTCGTAACGAAAAGGCTTTTATGCAACTTTCTCTACTTCTCTTTTATGGACCCAATCATCCATTTCTAATCTGGCACCACTCATAATGATGCAGGCATCAATAAACGTTTCGGCTATCATTAGCCTGTTACGTATTTTCCCCTCTGAACATTTTTCCCAGCGGGCAATAGTCGATTTAGAAACGTTATGCATGTAATGCAACATCACCAGATTTAACTCATCATCCCGGCCAGCTCGTTTAAGCATTCCTACGGCAGCGTCTACAATAAGGCCATCATTGTCACAACATGACTCGCGAGACTTTGAGGTATTTAACAGGAGGCCTTTAAAACCCGCTGCAATTGGTGACCAGTCAACCTGAGAGCCTTCACTAATAGCCCAGGTTCCCCACCGTTCGAGTACCAGTTGAATATCACGCTGCATGGTTCACCTCTTTAATCAGTCCGGTAATAATTTCGATACTGTTCTTGCATTGATTTCCCCAGCGGTCCCATCCTTTCCACTCTTCCCGAGCGAATAGTTCGATCCGTTTCACATCGCCGTATAATTGCTCCAGTCGGTTCCTTACTTCCCACGGTTTAGCGCTGTGCTCACCGAGGCAGGTGTGAACAACCTGTTTTACCGATGCGCTGGCGCGGGTTAGTCCGGTTCCCCTGGTCGCTATCAGGACATCTTCTGTATTGCTCCGGGTATGATTGCCGCCGTTCATGCGCGTCTCACGGTCCAGCATCTCAAGAAGATCATTGAAGTCCACCAGCTTTCCGGCGTTTAGTGCCTTGTTGAAGCGGTCAGCGGCGTTCTGATTCAGTTTTACCCAGGTAAAGCCTTTCATTGTTCTGACCCGGAAACCCCATGATTCAGCCAGTTCTACAGCCTCGCGGTTATGGGTCCCCGTATACCACATCGCCAGTACGGCGTTATCAGCAGCCAGAGACCAGACAGGGAGCCGTTTCAGGTCTTCAATGCTCATTGTGCTGTAATGATTACAGGCTGCGCCGTTGCTAATTCGGTTGCCATATTCCCACGGCGGATCACAGTAGATAAGATCGTAATTCATGCGGCCCTCTGCTTTTTCAGTTCGCGAGTTTTACGGCGGTATTTAGCCGCTATGTTTTCCAGGTCTTCTTTTGAGTAATGCTTCGCTTCGTGTGGGCCTTCCAGCCATTCCACCAGCGGCAATCCATACCACTCGATCAGCGTCTCCCTGTAGCGGGCATGTACAGTGGCATTCTTTGCAGCGAACCGACCCGATCCACCGTTACAGGCTTTGCACTGCCGGTAAGCATTCTTCTCTTCAAAGCGCAATTCAGGACGAGCGCCTACCCCCATGAAATGACCGCAATCCCACTGGCCGCCAAAGATCATAGGTGGGTGATAAGTGCCACATGATGGGCATGGTTTCCCCTCGTCGCGTTCACGGATAAAGGCATTAAAGGCTGACTGGGCTTTTTTGATGTAGTCGCCACGGGTAAGCAGAGCCTTTTTGCGCATCTTCAGCTTGTCCTTCTGTTCCGCCTCCGCTTTTTTTTGTTTCAGCGCCCTGTTGTGGGCTATAGCACAGAGCGGGCCACAAACCTTTTGCAGGTTGCGGGCCGGAGTGAAGGTTTCACCACAGTTGGCGCACTTCTTCGGTTTGTACGTTTTCACCTTTGCAGCCGCTGGTTTCTTCACTGTTTCATCCCCCGGTGAAATACCCACTCGAATACTTCTGAACCGTTAAGCAGCAGATCATTAAAATCACCCTGCGCAGGCCAGCGCACGGAGACACTTTCCAGATCATTCTTCGCGTGCAGATTCGCCGCAGCGCATTCAAAAGCAGCGGCATGCCCTGCTGCGTTGGCGTCAGAGTCAGCAAAAATGATGAGGTTCTTTACCCCGGCAGGAACGCGGAATTTCTTCATGAAGGCGGTATTCATCGTCGCCCACGTGTTGCACCTCGTGATCTGGTGGCAGGCCAGAGCCGTTTCGATCCCTTCAGCAATTCCCAGCGTTGAGGATATTGGGAACATGCGAATAGCAACGGATTTGGCATACTCTAAATAGCTATCCTCCTGCAGTTTCATCATCTTCTTGGCTGCGCCGCCTGTTTGCGCCTTCTTATCACCGTCAAGCAGGGTGCGGTGCAAATAACACAGTTCCCCGCGGTCATCTGTAGCCAGCGCATAAATAGCCTGGAGGTTCTTTCCATCTACTGGCTGTTTATCGCAGTACTTGATGCTCTCTGCTGGGAGGGAGTTAATACCGCGCCCCTTCAGGTAGCTATCTGCACCGGTACCACGGAGAGGGATGAGCTTCGAAAACTTACGGCTGACTTTGTCACGTTGTTGTGCCAGAGATGTACGCACCGGATTTACTCTGGTCCGATCCGAGGTGTAGGTGTTCCCGATCAGCCTGTCTATTTCCGAGGCCAGAACCTTAAATTCTTTGCCAGTCTTGGCAGTCAGCAACGCCCAGCCATCGCCAGAGCCACAAACGCAGATATATGACCCGGTGCCGTCTTTATCATCACAGCGAAATTTACCTGTACGGCCACAAAGAGGGCACTCTCCTTTGAGATGGTTTTTCCCGGTAATACCTGGGAGGCCATAGTATTTGTATATTTCCGCCCAGCGACCAATAGCAGCTTGTTTGGTATTCATGCGGCATCTCCTTCTTTCTCTTTTCTCTTCGCAAAGGCGATCTGTTTTGATTTGATGAAATTCGTTACTTCAGGCGTGATCTGTTGCGGGGTGTGATGTAACCCCCGAGGCCATACTGAAAACTTTTGTTTGTAGGTATGCGCACACCAGCCATCACTGACCGGGCGTCCCTGCGCTGCACGGGTTCGCTGGTAAAACAGAATCTGAGACCACCAGGATTGCTTCTGCTCAGCGGTATATTTGACTTCCGCTTTGCTTACCTTTTTCAGCCCACGGGATTTATCTGTTTCCACGTCTTCACCGGCGAGCGGTTTAAAACCACATTTCGGGCAGATGTAAATCCCAGCTGGTTTGACGTAGTGGCACTGGCTGCATTCTTTCGGCAGTTTTTCCGCTTCATCGGTCTTTACGGCTCTCTGCGGCGCGTCTTCCATGCCATCAGACGATGAAGGGAGGTAGTCGTATTCAATATCGTCGGGATAGCCCAGCTTATTAACCGTGCCTGTGTGGTCGAAGATGAGGCAGTGATCTTTACCAGGGGCGGCGCGCAGGCCACGCCCCAGAATCTGAATCCAGCGCATTTCGCTTTTGGTTGGTCTGGCGAAGATAATGCAGCGGACATCACTATCAAAACCGGCTACAAGAACACCAACGTTAATGATGATTTTGGTTATGCCCTGTTCGAAGCGGCGGATCGTTAGCTGTCGTTCGTCGTGCGGTGTGCTGGCCGTCATCACTTCAACCGTCACGCCAGCGCTCGCAAATTCAACCGTGACAAAATTGGCGTGAGCGACATCGACGCAAAAACAAATCGTCGGGCGGTCTTCGCCGTTCTCCAGCCAGTTTTTCACGATATCGCCTACCAGCTTGGCTTCGCTCATTACCTGGCTGAGCTGGTTTTCTTTGTAGTCGCTGCCATAGCCTGCTACGTATGACGTTTCCACTTTGGACAGGTCAGGATGCGAAGGCGCATAGAACTCATATTTGCTCAGTGCACCAATGGCGATCAGTTCCTTCATCGTCGTTGGCTTAATCAGGCGCTGGTAGTAATTGCCCAGGAACTTAGCGAAAGGCGTACCGGAAAGGCCGATTACCTTCGTTGCTGTGTTGCGAGTGAGATTGTCGATAACCTCCAGCAGTTTTTTGCGCTTCAGGTGGGCTTCATCAACGATCAACAGGTCGATATTGTCCGGGAACTCACGGCGAATCAGCGTATCCGCACTGGCAATCTGGATCAGAGCTGTGGGGTTGTATGACGGGTGATCACGCCAGACATAACTGATTTCTTCGCCAGGAAGGCCGTATTCCATGAACCGGGCTGCGGTCTGGTCCAGCAGAACCGTGTACGGAGCCACAAACATTACGCGCATTTCACGGCTGACAAAGCCATCTGTGATAAGCGCTGCTATTGCTGTTTTACCGAATCCTACAGGGGCGTAGAGCATGAAGGAGTTATTCTGTTTCCAGGCGCTGCGCAGCATGTTTAACGCAACGACCTGCTTTTCGCGGGGCTGGATGTTAAGCATTTGCAGTAACCTCCCCGAAGGCCATAGCCACCAGCTCGGCGATGACAAACTTAGTGCGCTGACGCTGAACCGACAACGTAACGGTTTTGGTCCCGTCTTTGCGCTGGCGGCCTTTAAGAAAACCTCCGTGAATGTGTCGAATAAAATATTCAGAGTTAGCCAGGCGCGGAACACTGCGTACCCGTCCGAGATTGCTGACTTCGTAGGCTTTGGAATACGGCTCAACCGGAACCGGGGCCCATTTTTCGTTAGCGTCTGAATAAATCATTTTGGCTCCTTTTGGATGGCTAAACGTCTGAACTTCCAATAGACGTTTTCAACCCCATACAGTGATCTATCTGTTAGATCGTTCTCTTCTGGTAAAGCTGTTCCAGCCCTTCGGGCTAAAACCCAACACCGCCCCCTTTCCCCCAACCCAGATTCAGAAAATCAAACCCTGGGTGGGAGCGACGTATATCCCCTAACCGCTGGGGTATACCTCGTGCAAAACTCTCGCAATCGGCGGTTTGCCGTCCGTCGTGCGGCGTTCTGCTGCCGGAATGACACCGGCTCTGCATCAAACGCTTCCTGGTACGCCTACGCATACGCCATCGCGATTTTTTCCCGCATACCTGCCGGGAGTGTTGCCAACTGCTCTTTAATCCACGGGGCGTCCTCACGAGCAAAAACCGTGGGCATAGTCACGTGGAAATATTCGTCCTGGTACATTGGCCCTCCTGCTTGCGTGGTGAGCCTCACAGAGTTAATTACCCTGAGTTTGAAGGTCCATTTGGAGTGTCGTCAGGGGAGCAAAAGACCATGAAAAGCAGCGCTAAATGCTCCTGCCACTTAGCCATGACCTGGAACTGTTCGCTTCAATTTGAGCGCGTTCATCGCGATCTATTACGCCGTCAGCGGTTGCCTTCCGAAGGTATTGAGAGTGTTTTCCTATCCATTCAACCGACTCCATCAGTCTTTGGTTGATATCCCCGTTATCGACATCTTCAACATCGGTAAGCGGTACGAAAACTCCTCCAGAGGCTTTAGCAATAGCATTCGCGATATGGTGTGAACCGCCAGCGCGCTGGAGAACCATTGCCCACCCAAACGGGAATACCTGATCGCCTTCAGTACGCAGACGGTTGAACAAGGAGTTCTCAGTCACATCAAGCCATTCGGCTGCTTCTGCATACCCGCCAGGTAATTCCGCGATCGTCTTTTTGATTGCGGCCACCAGCCAGGCTGGCTGTTTCTCGACTTTCCAATCAGGTTGATTACCCACGGTTTACCTCGATTAGCTGTGGTTACTTTCACTGCTGGTATGATGAATAATTGACTTCACCAACCTGGCAGACTTTGTTAAGACGATTTTTTATGGCTTGGGAAAGGTCTAATTTCCTCTCCCTTAACGCTTCCATCTTGTTGAATGGTCACATAAATATTTCGTCCGCTACGAATAGCCTTACTTATTGCGCATTGGATAACGCCAAAGTCGCTGGCAGTTTTTTCCTGGCCGTGAATCTTGGCGTAATCAGCTAATGTCATACGACTCATGGACACGCTCCGTATTGATACATGCAACAAAGAATACTTAGGGTATTTATTGGTGTCAATATGAAAGGTATTTTTAGTTTTAATAGTGATGGTATTAGAATGACGTTATGGAACCTAAAAAGAATCTGACGACAGAACAGCTTGCAGATGCAGCACGTCTTAAAGCTCTGTATGAGTCAAAGAAGAAAGCGCTAGGCGTCACCCAATACTCAATCGCTGATGAGCTGGGCATTACGCAAGGAGCTGTAGGGCACTATCTAAACGGGAGAAATGCTCTTAACCTCACCGTTGCCGCTGCATTTGCAAAGATTCTGCAAGTATCTATTGCTGATTTCAGCCCTTCCATTGATGAGGAAGCGCAGAAAATATTGGCAAATGAGACATCCAACGTGAAGCTGGTCGGTCCATATAAGCAAGGAAAGGAGTATCCATTGATCAGCTGGGTGCAAGCTGGAGCCTGGGCAGAGGCAATTGAGCCTTACTCAGTCGATGAGATCGATGAATGGTTCGAGTCCGATACAAAGGTATTTGGTAAAGCCTTTTGGTTGCGTGTCGAGGGCGACTCGATGACAGCGCCAACTGGCCTTAGCATTCCTGAAGGGACCTTAGTCTTAATAGATACAGGCCGGGATGCCATAAATGGCAGTCTCGTTATCGCAAAAATGGTAGATGCGAACGAAGCAACATTCAAAAAGCTCATAATCGATGGTGGCCAAAAGTACCTTAAAGGACTCAATCCGGCGTGGCCACTGAAAGAAATCAACGGTAACTGCAAAATCATTGGTGTAGCTGTGCAAACCATGATGCGCTTGGTTTAAGATTCAAACCCGGTACTTCACCGGGTTTTCTCTATACAATCTCCCCGCCCCTCCACAAAAAAAAATACCTTTAGAATTCATATCCGTATCATAAATCCACCCAAAATAAATACCCTGAGTATTTACAATAAAGAATACCCCTAGTATTCTAAAATTACACCAGCGGAAAAACGCCATACGTAAACATTACGGACGGTGCATCAGCTGAATGTAGTCGAACGGCGCGACTTAAAACCATGCGTCGGAACCGTGGCGGGACAGGATGTCGGCAATACGGTGTAGTGAAAATCAACCAATGGAGGAAATCATTATGTGCAAGTCAAGCGGATAGACCGTAGCCAATGTAGCAGTAGTGATGCTGCCCTGAGTCGCCATTGAGCGAGCCTGTGTAGCGACGGGTCAAGGTTCATATATAAAAAAAAGCTCCGGTAAAGCAGCGCGACGCCAAACGCGCACCGGTTATAAGCGGCGATGATGCGACAGCGACTCAAGGGCATGGGCGCAGCCACTGCGAGAGTGTGGCGAAAACGTAAGAATCCTCCGCAGCGGCTTGAATGCGAATGCGGGCTAATACCGGGACGGTTAACAAAGTGGATAGTTGGCAAGGGAATCCGAGGGAACCGATCACAATCCATGCGTGATTATCTGGAAGGCTTAAAACAAAGGCAGATAGCTTCCATCCTCTGTTACACGGCGAGTTCCACCATGGGCACAGCTTACGTTTGATTTAATGATTTATTCCAGCCCCTTCAGTATGAGGGGGCTGGGCTGAATGAAAACAAAGGGGTCTAAAATGGATGAAAAATGTATTGATTCAAAAATTATGACCGGAGAACGCCTATTGGTTATAAGTTCTCAAGTGCTCATTGTTTTAAAAAGTGAGCTTTCCTCCAGGGGATTAAAGCCCACTTCGAGTAATTTGCGCATCGTGATGGAAATTATTGATAAATCTTTACCTGACTCACTCAGCGACTTTTTTATCGAATAACGCTTCAAATTTATCGTACATCTTCTCTATATCGCCCATCGGGTCTTCAGACCTAGTAAATCCCTTGGCGGATGTCATAGCCGCCGTTTGATAAGCAGTGTGAGTTTCAACTGCAAGCTTGAGGATGCTCATTACTTTTTCTTCTTTTGTCATTGCAATTTCCCTTCTTGGCTGTGTGAGAACTCCCAAGATACCACTGAGCCTGATGTTGTGAAAAGACAGGCCTATCGCTGTGTGAGGCTGTTCACTTGGCGGTTATCCAGTCTTCCACCAATCAAACAGGAGGAAGAGGATAATGTTCTGATGGGTAACCGCCCTTTTTATTCAATGTGTCCGCTCCCGGTGTTGGCTGGGCTGCCCAACCCAGCGCGGGTTCAACTCCTGCCGGATACCTAATTAATCGGTGATTTATATGACCTTCCGTAACGTTAATTTCCCTTACGGCGATCTGATGCGCGTCCCTCGCGGTGTGCAGGCTGTTCGCAACCCTAAATCATTCGTTCGCTTCTGGCGGCAGAGCTGGATGTACAGGCTTCTTACCCAGAAAGGCGATCCTTGCTGATAACTGGAGATAATTATGTCCGAAACCAAAAATACCACGCCGTTTAGCCAGCAGCTGGCGTACATCAACAAAGGCACTCTCGATGCCGAGCTGACCGAAGCGCTGGCAGAAGTCATCAAGGCTGTACGTGAAACGGGTAAAAAGGGAGCTGTGACCCTTACCCTTAACTGTTCAATGCTGAATACCCGTGACGAAAACACTATGAAGGTCACGCCAAAAGTAACCCGCACTATCCCGGAACTGGACCGCGCCGATACCATCATGTTCTCCACCGCTGATGGCGATCTGCTGCGTGATGACCCGGCGCAAGTTCAGATGGATTTGAAAGTTATCGAACAAGCACCGCAAGCTGCGCCTATTAAGCTGGCTCAGTAATCCCACCCTCTTTTTCAACACACCTCTCTAAAGGAATTATTCAATGTCTCAAATTGAAGGCTCTGCCGTGCACGACATCCGCGATCTGGTTGCTGCAACGCTGAAAACTAATACCGACATCCCGTCCGTCGTCGTCCCGGATGGCTTCGATATCAAATCGCTCGAAAGCCTCCAGATTGCCCCGTCTCGTATTCGCCAGAATACAAACCTGATTTCCCCCGGTTCGCTAATCGCATATATCCAGCGATTCCGTGATGCGCGTTCTGTTGTTTTCGCCGACAAGACCAAAACCCGGATCGTCGCGGTGCTAGACTTCCACCAGGACGCCGATAACCCCCACTGGGGAATGCACAAAGCAGTTTATGACTGTCCTTTCTCTGATGATTGGAAAGCATGGGTGGGGTCTGATGGTAACAAGATGAATCAGATCGACTTCGCTGAGTTTCTGGAAAACAACATCCAGAACATCGCGCCGATTAGCGATAACTATAAAGGCCCGTCCGGTACCGATCTCCTGGAAATGGTACTCGCCTTCCAAGAGACAAGGAAAGTTGAGTTCAAGTCGGTTAAGCGCCTGCAGGACGGAACCTGTCAGTTCCAGTATAGCGATGATAAATCCGGCTCAGGCAATACCAAAATCCCGGAAAAAATCAGCCTGGCAATCGCGCCTTTCCATAATGGCGCACCGTACCAAATCGATGCGCGCATTCGCTATCGCCTGCGCGACGGTCAGCTGGTCCTCTGGTATGAGCTGATCGAGCCGAAAAAAATCATTGAGCACGCCTTCCAGGAGATCGTAGCCGATATGGAAAACCAGCTCGGCGATGAACTGCCTATCTACGAAGGCTCCATCTAACCCATCCATCCCGTGTGTTGTTTTATGCGCCTCCATGTGGGGCGCATAGCGAAGCACTCCATAATTCAAAAAGGTGACCATATGCCCAGCTTAGGCCAGCTCTATAACGATAAAGAATCCGGGTTAACTACCCGTAAAACCTATAACGTCCCGATCGCCTCAATTTATGCGGAAGAAGGTTACAACGTTCGCGAACTAAATCAGGCGCATGTCGATGAGTTCCGCGATGCGTTTATTGCCGGTGAATATATTCCGCCGCTGGCCGTAGAAGTTACTGAGCGTGGTGTGAAGGTGATCGACGGCCACCACCGCTATCACGGTGCGCTCGCCGCAATCGCTATGGGACACGATATCGTGCGCCTTGAGTGCAAAGATTTTGTTGGTACTGAGGCCGATAAGATCGCGTTTATGGTGACTAGCTCGCAAGGGCTGGCACTTACTCCCCTTGAACGTGGTGCGGCGTATCACCGCCTACAGAATCAGGGATGGAGTCCGGCAGAGATTGCCGTAAAAGTTAAGCGTTCAGAGTCCGATATCCTTCAACATCTCCAGCTTCATGAATGCACCCCGTATATCAAAAAGCTGGTTCGCGATGGCTCTATGAACTATGCAATTGCGATTGGCATTTCTCGCGAACATGGCGTTTATGCAGACCGGGAAGCCGCCAGGCTGATGAAAAAAGCAGAAGCAGCCGGGAAAACGAAAGTCACAAAGAGCATCGCCAAGCCACAATTCAACGCAGGAAAGGCGCGGAAGTTTCTGGAGATCATCTCATCATGCAAAGAGACCACCAGCGGCGGACTGATTATTGAAGTACCACCAGCAATGCAGGCCGAAGTGCTGTCGATTCTTCAGGAATTCCGCTACGAAACATCGGCACCTGGGGAAGACGAGCAACACAATGAACAGGCCTCATCATCTGAAGAAAGTGATGCCGCATGACAGAAACTATCCTCAAATGCCCTACCTGTGGGGCTTTACCTCAATTCTCCTGGCATGGTCATAGCCCCTATATGCGTTATGGGGCTTTGCAATGTCCGCACAAACATCATTCTGTAAAGGTGACCTACCACGCCGATAGCATTGGTGCCGCGCGATTGAATCTGATTCAACAATGGGAGGTGTTAGTAAATGATTTTCAAAATTTACCGTGATCCCATTCTGCGAAAGACATTCATCCTGGATGCAATAGTTCTGGTTGGAGCGGCATCGCTTTCTGCGCTGGGAATATGGCTGGTCAATGAATGGGTGGCAGCATGAATGTCAAATGCTTAAAAGATACCGAAGGATACTGGACTGAAGGTGAAATGTATCCGGCCCGTGTAGTTGCTGGCGGTTTTGTTCAAGTTGGCGACGATGACGATCCTAATGGCGAAGGTTGGAGCGCTGCACCACAGGAATATCGTGAAGATGGCTCGATCGTTTATCAGATCGGCGGTATTGAGGGTGATGTGTTATTCGAGGAGGCCAGCCATGACTGATATCACCGAACTGACAGCGGAAAAACTTGAAGAAATCCGCCAGCGTTACCGACCGACATTAGCCCCTAAGTGCCACATTTGCGGTGTTGAAATGACAATTCAGCGTATGTCGGCAAGTCGTATCACTTATGGCTGTGCTGGCGCTATCTATGACGAAACTGGTTGTCATTATGCTGAAGGCCGAAGCCTTGCCGATGACCACTACGCTGAATCACGCATAACGGTAGTCGATGTAAGTGATCCTGATGTTTTGGCTATGGTAGAGGCGCTGGAGAAGGCGCAGCAGCGTATCGAGGAACTCGAGTCTGATCTGTCTGAATGGACAGACTGCAAGCACGATGGTGCTACCTACTACGACATGAGCGGCCAAGAGCGCTGCGGAAGATGTGGGGCGGATGTATGACCACCAAATTAACCAAAAAAGAATCCGCATGGTTCGATGAAGTTAACGCAGTTCTGGCGCGCTGCCCATCGCCGGAAAAGTTTGGCTTCTACACCATTGGCGATCCTAACGTGATGGTATACGACTTCAAGTATCAACCTCGATGATAATCCGTAATATACATGATAATTTATTAATATGCCTCCAT